TGCCGTAAAAAAGGGTGGACATCGTGTGCTCCGGTCAGGGTGTGGCGGCATTACGCCGCCACACCAGTTGCATCAGTTCGGGTGGCTGAAGTACAGGTCCACCACCAGGGTGCCCGCTGCCGGAAGGGCCAGCGCCGCCACGGTGAGGATGACGCGCTCCGGTGCACTGGACGCGGCCCCCGCCATCTGCGCGGTCACGCCGAACGGCGTGGGCGTATCGACTGCGGTGAACGCCGCCGCGGCGCGGTACTTCCCGGTGGCGCCCGCCGCGCCGACCGCGACGGTCGACGTGCTCAGCGACACGCTGGACGTCAGCTCGCCGCCGGCGAACACATAGCCGGTGGGGATGTCCGCCAGCACCACGGTGTCGCCGATGGCCTGCGAGGCCAAGGCCACCGTGGCGCGGAAGCGAATCAAGTGGGCTTCGTAGCCTTGGTTGGCCGCGGCCTTGACCACCGGCAAGCTGTCGACGCCGGCGGTTTCTGCACTGTATGTCTGAGTCATGGTGTCGGTTCCTTACAGCGCGTTAATCATGGCGACGCGCTTCTCTTCAAGGCGCGTACCACCGAAGGTGCCAGTCGAGTAGACCTGCCAGGCGTTGCGCTTGTCAGGGCGCCGGTCGACGGTGACCGAGATGTCGTTCCACACGCCCAGGGCGACGCCCGACTTGCACCACACCGGAATCTGGCGGTTGGCCGGCGCCGTGCCCGAATAACTCGGCGCACCCGGATACCGCTCGGAGTGGATGAAGTTGAAGCCCATGAAGGCGGTGATGCTGCCGTCGACGAGCACCGGCTTGTTGGTGTAGTCGAGGTTGGTGGCCTGGGTCTCGCCCAGCATGTCGTCGTGCGCCTTGCCATCGACCGCCACATACAGGGTGTCGGTGTCCAGGTTCACTTCGTTGGCCATGAACAGCAGCTTGGCCGCGCGGAGCTTCTTGACGTTCAGGCCGGTGCTGCCGCTGGCGCCGACGCCGATGGCCACCTGCTGGCCGGACGGGAACGCGGTGCTGACAGAGCCGTTCTCGCCGGTGTTGGCGTTGCCGAAGAACGCGGCGACAATCTCGTCATCCTGCGCACGGCCCAAGGCATATGCCTGCGACTTGGCGATCGAGCTGGACGGGTCGATGATGAGGCGCAGACGATCCTGCGTGTCGACCAAATCGGCGATGTCGTAGTCGTTCGGGTAGCACCAGCGGCGATCCTGCGGGGTTTCAATCAGCGGGGTGTCGCTGTAGCGGGCGTTGTTCTTGGTTGCGGTGACCTGACCGAACTGCTCCAGCACTTCGGCGGCTTTGCCGTGCAGTGCGTACTCGGTGACGGCGCCGCGGTAGCGCGAGCCTTCCTGCTGCAGAAGCATCGACACATTGGTGCCGTACTCCTGGACGAAGGCAGTGGTAATCGGGTTGGACATGGACGTGCTCCGAAAGCGGAAAAACCGAAAAGGTCAGGACATAAGGGCGTCCGTCATTCCCGGCTTGTCCGCTTTCACGGGGCCACGTTTACTGCCTTGGCTTGAGCGAAAGGGTCTTTGGGGGACTTGTCTTTCCTGCCGAATTGGCATGAGTGTACAACGCCGTTGACACGGTAGCAATAGTGCCGGTTGACTTGTCCTGACTCGCCAAGGCCAGCGCGACCGCCAGCTTGATGCACTCCAGCATCATCTCCGGTTCGGTCATGTCCCCTCCGGATACGCCCAGGCATGCAGCTGGGTCCAGCGGGTACGGGCTTCGGCGTCCTTGTTCATCAGCCGGGACGTGAACGCCTTGTCCTGCTTCAAGGACTGAATCTCGGCCTTGGCCTGCGCCGGGGTCTTGGCGCCACCGAAGTTGGTGCCGGTGCCCGACACGAAGTCACTCTCGCCAGTCTTGGAGCCGATGCTGTACAGCATTTCCATCGTGGCCTTGTGGCCGATCGCCCCGGAAATCTTGTCGATCTTGGCCGCGTCCCAGCCCAACGCACTGGCTGCGTTGCGAGCGATGACCAGGTTTTGATCGTGCGCCGCGCCCCACTCGGTGCGGACGGCCGCCACTTCGTCGCGAAACTGCTGCGCCGACTGCGCGCTCTGTGCCGCAATCTGGCCGCCGACGAACTCGTTGTTGAATGCGGCGATCCCTTCGGCCTGCTTGGCCGTCAGGCCCAGCTCGTGGAACTTGGCCCGCGCGGCATCGGCAAACGCCGGATTGCCGTACTCCGGCGGAATCTCGACCTTGTAGTCCTTGGGGTCCGCCGGCCGCCCGAGCTTGGCATAGAAGGCGTCAATCTCGGCCTGCTCCGCCTTCTCGCCGGGCAGCACGACCGTGCGACCGGCCTTGTCGGCGCCCATCATCTTTTCGAGGTTCTGATAGCTGTCGACCACCTGCGCGGGATCGGTCCAGCCTTTGTTCTGGACGTAGCCGACTTTCAGCTCATCGGCACCTTTCAGCCACTCGGGGCCGGCAACGGGTGCGGCGGCGGGTGCGGCTGGCGCCGGCGCCGGTGCGGCGGCGGGTGCAGCAACGGGAGCTGCGGCGGGTGCTACCACGGGATCGGTCATGGGGTTTCCTTGTTGGGTGCGGAACCGCTGTAACGCTTCCACAGGTCGTCATCGGTGAGTTTCAGATGGTGCTGAATGCGCAGCCACACTTCGCGCCGGCCTTCTGCCGCGGCATGCGCCCGGGGATCGGGGTGGAACGTGGACTCGGTGGCGCGGCAGAACTTGGCCAGGTCGGCCAGCACCGCCTCGGCCCGGGGTCCGGTGAACGTGACGCGGTAGGCAAAGGCCCGGTTGCGCAGGAAGTCCCGCGCCCTGTCGATCATTTCCATCCGTCGACCTCCTCCAGGCGGATCGTGTAGCCCTTGTGCGCTTTCTCCGCGCCCTCCACGCCATTCATCCAGAACCACCAGCGGTCGTCGAGCTGGCTGTACGGCTGCGGGGCCTTCCAGCCATAGAACTGGTAGCCCTCCCAGCCCGCGCGGATGGCCTGCCGCTTGGCGTGGTCATCGAGGTAGATACGGTTGTCAAGCATTATTGACCTGCGACTTGATTGCCTTTGGGCGCGGCGGCCTGCAGCATGGACGCCATGCCCGGCAACGCCTGGGTGGCCTGCTGCGTCTGCTGCGCCTGGTTGCGGTCTTTGCGCTTCTGCGCCACGGTGGCCGCGTCGTTGATGAACCGGAACGGCGCACCATTGATATCGACGATTTCCGGGATGATGACGTCGAAGTTGAAGACGTCCATCACGCTGGGGTCCTGCGCCTGGCCGGCCACTTCCGCGGCGAACTGCAGCGCGCGCTGGATGCCAGAGCCCTGCTCGGCGCGCATGGCGCGATTGAGCGGCGCGTCGTACTCGACCTTGAACTGCGCCTTGGCTTCGATCAGCTCGGGCGGGATCGGCGGGATCAGGCCCAGCCGGTACAAGATGCTGTACTCGCGTTCGATCATCGGCCCGAGACTTTCGGACTGGAACCGGCCCATGGTCGGACTCAGCAGCGCGCCCTTCTCCCGAGAACGCTCCAGTACTTCGGTGGCCGTCATCTGCGGCGAGTCCACCATGATCTGGAACAGGCTCACCAGGAACGCGTCATTGATGGCGGTGCGCTCGTCGTCCATCATCTCCTTGCCGATCTGCACGCTGCCCGTGGGAAGCGTGTGGACCAGCGGCCGGCCCTCGGCGTTGACGCCACCGGCGTTGAGCGCGCCCGGCTTGAAGCTGAAGCCGTCCATGATGCCGTCGTCGTGCACCAGCAGCACGGGGTCGACCGATCGGTGGCCCTGCTTCAGCAGGGTCTTCTTTTCTTCGTTCAGCACCTTGATGCTGGGCAGCACGTTCATCGCCGGGCTGCGGCCGTACAACTCGCCGGGCGCCGTGATGTACCGGCTCACCGCATAGGGAAGCTCGCGGTAGCCGCCTTCCTCCAGCATCGTCTTGGTGTCCTGCAGCACGTAGCTGGACTCGAACGCCAGACCCTTGGAGTCAATGCGCTCCGGTGTCCACAAGGCCCGCGGCGTGACCCGGTGGATCACCCACACGGTTTCCTCGGGCGTGGTCTTCAGCCGTTCCTTCAGCTTGTCCGGCATGGCATCGAACCACGCGCCAGGCTGGCCTGCCTTGCGCTGCGCCACCTGGCGCAACGTCATCTTGAACCGTCGCAGCACCGTGTCGACAATGCCCTGGTGATTCTCCGCGAAGTACAGCTCGCCCAGGTTGATGTTGCGGTAGCGCAGCCCCTGTTGACCCGGTGTCATCAGCGGGTCCACGAAAAGGCAGCTCGTGCCGAACGCGCCGATGCTCACGTAGCCGTCGTGCTGCTGGCTTTGATAGTTCGACGTCGGCGAATAGCGGTAGTGGAACAGCGTGTCGTTCACCGCGTCGCACCACAACTGCACCTTGCGCGACTTCATCAGGTCCGGGTTGGTCATCCGGATGCGGTGCCACTGGCCATTGCGCGGCGTCAGCATCGACTCCATGGCCGCGGCGAACCGGAACAACGCGGTGTTCGCGGTGACGTCGAACATGGACTCGCCACGTTCTCGGCCCGGAACCGTGTTGCCTTCGGTGAAGAAGCTGGTCTGATAGTACGGAAGCACGAAGCGTGCCACGTCGTCCCAGTGCTGCTCCCAAATGCCGCGGCCCGTCTTGGCCTCGTTGTAGGCGCGCAGGACGTCCTGGACCAGCTCGTCGTTACGGTCGCCCGTAGCCATCAAGTCCCCTTGACGCCCGCCGGCGCTTGGCCCGCGCCACCCAGCAGACCGCTGGTATTGGACACGGTGCCCAAATCGGACAGCCCGGAGCCGCCCGTCAGCATGGTCGAGCTGCGCCCGCCTTCCTGCCGTGCCTTCTGCATCGCGTCAATCTGCGCCTGCGCGGCTGCCGTAGCATCCGACGTCGTGGGCACCGGGGGTGGTGCCTGGGGCGCTGGAGCGCTGCTGCCACCAAAGAGTCCGCCCATCGTTCTGCCCTATGTGAGTGATGTTCACCGGCATTGGCACGGTGTCAACAATTATCGCAACGAGCCAAGGATAGCATAGTCCATGTCCGTTGCCACCCGGGGGGCACGACGGCGACTGGCACGCAGGTCGTTGCGGGCCACCGGCTGACCGAAGGTCATCGCCAGGGCGTCACTGTCGTTGGGACTGGCCAGGCCGCGGGCCTTCATGTCCTCCTTGGACTCCACCTGCTTCTTCTGCGTCAGCCGGTTGATGATCTTCTTGGGTCCCTTCAGGTCGTCCTTCAGAATCTCGCTGCCGTCGATCGCACCGTTGTGCAGCCATATCGCCAGCTCGCCGTAGCACTCGGCGCGCTTGTTGTGATACTGCAGGTCATCCTTGGGCTTGCCCTGCATGAACACCCCGATTACCCGATAGCCCGCGGCACGCAGCCATTCGCCACCCGGAGCGCCGACGCCGTTGACGTCCAGCACCACCGCATCGGGCTTGTACTTGTCGATGGCCGGCGCCACGTGGTTGGCGGTGAACGCCAGCACTTCCATGCCCTGCACCCGGATCGGCGGGATCGACCGGGCGTCGAAGCCCTGCCGGAACCGGATGACCGATGGGTCCTTGCCGCCGTTGCCGTAGTCCACCGCCATGATGAGCGGCGCGCCCATGTCCACGATGACCTCGCGCTGCTGCGCTCCCAGGATCAGGTCCATGGGGATCAGTTGGTCATCGCCCTGGTTCGGGAACAGGCCCAGCACTTCCACCCGGGCCTCATCGGAGTCCGCGCCGAACTGGTCCATAATCTTCTGATAGACCGCCGGGTCCGTGCCCTCCACCGTCCTAGCGTCGATCTGCTTGCGCTTCCAGAAGTCGCGGAACTTGTGGAAGCATTCGAAGAACGCTCCGGTATTGTTGCGGGGGTTCGAGAACGTGAACCAGTACCGATCGAGCACGGGCTCGGTGAAGAACCCTTCGGTGACCGTCCATATCGGCTGCGGGATGCCGCTGCCTTCGTCGAAGATCACCGCGATGCCGTTGTGGTTGTGCACCCCGGCGAACGCGTCCGGCTTTTCCTCCGACCACAGCTGCGCCTGGGCGTAGTAGTAGCCGGTGTCGATCTTCAACTGACTCTTCAGCTGCTCGTCGAACCACTCCGCCGGGCGCAGCGACATGGCCTGCTTGTCGAACCAGTGGCTGTTGATGGCCATGGTGTGCCACTTGCCAAGCTCCGCCCAGGTGCGGCTGGTGAGCTGGGCCTCGGTATTGGCCGTCACGACGACGGTGCTGCCGAGCCGGGTCGTGAGCATCCAGAGCACGATCCACGCCACCAGGGCGGACTTGCCGATACCGCGGCCGCTGGCCACCGCCTGCAGGAACATGGCCGGCGTCAGCTTGTTCGCCATCTTGTTGCGCTGCTGGCGGATGTGGTCGCGCAGTTCCTCCAGCAGCTCCCGCTGCCAGGTGCGCGGCCCTTTCTGGTGCGCAAGCGGTGTCCCCTTCTGCCCCCAGGGAAACGCGAACAGCACGAACGCCAGCGGGTCGTCGGCGATCTTCGCGTCCCACAACTCCGTCATCAGGGCCTGCTCGTCGACCGCGCGATAAATCTGCTTGGCCTTGGCCATGGGTCTTTTTCCCGGGAATTAAATTAAAAAATTTGTGAGGTTCGTAAGGTTTGTTCACGACATGGCTGTGGGTGAAACATTCGCGCCAGAATCCGGGGTGCCACCGTCAACGCGGCACGGCTTCGGCGATGTATGGGACCCATGAACCAGGCCGATCACGTGAAAATGTCGGGTAGATCGTCAGCCGCCGGCGT